ATTTTGCTCGGGTCAATTTGGTCTTGTTGAACTTTTCTATTCATTTCCTCAAGTCGAGTCAATGGTTCGCTCATAATAAAAACTCCTGGTTTTAATAAGGGGGACAAAATATCCGACATTTAAAATATAGTCAAATATAAAAACTTGCAATATACCTTTTTAACAAATTTGCAAAAATGAGCATATAAGTAATTGTAATAACAGGTAAAATATACAAGTATACCTATCGAAAAAGTTAGGTAGGTTTCCTATACATTGTAAACCCTTGAAATCATTACTCACCTATATCTTTATACCTATATATATAAACTTACTAAGAAATATATATATATAAGAGGAGGGTGTTTTTTATTGTCCTATATAGCCCTTTTACTCTTATACTTCTTTAGGAGTATGTATATCTATCCGGAAAATCAGCTTTTTTTGGTATGTTTATATTTAAACCCAAACAAATTAATGGGTTATCTTATATATGAAACCGACTTTGGACTATATAGGAAAAAATGGTAAAAGTTTAGATCTATTTGAATGGGAATTTGAGGCGAAATGTTCGAATATGGTTGGTTTTAGGGGGTTGAGGGGGCGCGAACCCCGCGGCCTGGCCAACATTTCGCGGAACCGATCAACCTGGAATTTGACGGCCCCTATATATATGAACAATAATAAACAATAACGAGCAACATTTTGAAATAAAACAGTTAGTTACGGTTTTCGTTTTAGTATTAACCTCGTACTATTCCCGATTTAAAGGTTCTAAAATGGACGATTTCGAAAAACAATTGGCCGATCAATTAAAAAAACCCGCCAAATTAAATAAAGACGGTTCAACCCCTAGACCTCGTGGACGTAAACCTAAAGTTAAAATTGTCGACGCAATATTACCGGCAACGGTAAACCAGGCCGGTAAGTCGGGGCGCGAAACTGAATTAAAACCTAAGGAACGCGAGGCAATCCGGGCCCAACTTATTCAATATTACGGCGCATCTAAAGTTGATAAATTTTTGTTGGGCGTTGCCAAGGTCCCCGATTTGTCGGCCCGACTATGTAGAATGCGCGACAATATGGAAAAGGAAATTGAGTCGGCCCAAGACAATCAAGAAAAATATTTTGCTCAAATAGATAATGAGTTTGCAAAAATTGGGCGACCAAACGCGCCATTTACTTGGAAGGAATTCGACTACTTGTGTTCTATTAATTGTCCAATCCAAGAAATAGCGGGGTTTTTCGATCTAAATGCGGACACGTTGCGCAAAAAAGTAAAAAAGGAATATGGTGTTCCGTTTAGCGAATACCACGAACGCCGGTCCCAAGGCGTAAAAATAGCTCTAAGGCGCGCCCAAATCCATAATGCGATTGATGGTGATACTAGTATGCAAAAATTCTTAGGCGTTAATATGCTCGGCCAAAAACAGAAAATCGACTTTGAGGGTCAAGTTCAAGTGAATACGTTTGCCGATTTGGTTAAAAACCTAGACAATAAAGTTAACGGGACACCGCAACAAGACGGGGCCAATGGGGAAAATAGTAGCATTCCCGACGACGAGGAAAATCAATCCGATTGAACGGCATTACTTGGCCAAACTCCAAACAGCAATTAAAACAGTACGAAGTGAGTACTATCTAGAAAATAAAAACGATAAAAAACTAGGTCCTAAATATTCAAAATCCTTAATGTTACAACGGTTAGTTAATTTTATGCATGACCAATGGGGGGTATATGAGACTTAAATTTTGGAACGTACACCGCCGGATTAATAAAGGCGCTTGGGTTTACTTAGATCGGTTCTATTGGCGCGTTAGGGCGGACGAATGCGTTGACGGTCAAAAGAAATTAGATAAGACTAATAATGTTGAATACAAAATAGAATATAGTTAAGGGGTTTACTAAAATGAAAATCATACTAATTGCTTTTAGTTTACTGTTTGGACCCGCTGCAATGGCGGTTTCTCACGGTAATTCGTCAACGGTTGCCGTGAGTCAAGCGGGCAACTTAATTATTGCCGCCAATAAATCACGCAGCAAACTAATAATCCAAAACATAAACGGCGCTGGAAATGTAGCCGTTAAACTGGATTCGTTGCCAGGCGACGACGACGACGGGCATATACTTGCAACGCGCGAGGTTATTATTCTAGAGGTTTCCAATGCGGTTTATGGTAAGGCCAGTCAAGTTGCCGGCGACACTATTTCTATAATTGAGATATTAGAATGATTGAACCGGTCAAGTTAAACAATAAAATAGTAATCGCAGGGGCCCAGTTCGGGGCCCTTACTGTTATGGGGTTCCATAATAAATTGGCGTTTTGTTTATGCAAATGCGGCAACGAAACCCTAGTAAATCCGGAATATCTGTTAAGCGGCCGGATTAAGTTATGCGACGATGAAAGTTATAATATATTTGAACATAGTAAATAAATACCGCGGCCGCGGTAAATAAAAACAAAATACCGCAATTGCGGTAAAAAAAACGGGGCAACAATGAGTAAGTTTAAAAAAGGTGACGAGGTTAGAGTTTTGCAATCCTACGGTAAAGCCCTAGCCGGCAAAATTTTAACAGTTTTAAGGTTAGATGGGCACGCTTGTTGGTTTGCAGGTGAAAATTGCCACGACTTTATAATAAGCAATGGCCATTTAGAGTTATGTGAAAATAAGAAATGCAGCTCGTGCGGACATACGGACCCGAATTTATGTTGTCGAGAATCTAGTGAACCGGAAAACCGGGACCTAACACTAGAAAAAGAAATAATGGCCAGGTTCGAATCAACCAACCCGCTAGATGCTCAAGAGGGCGGCGACCATTATAAGAATATGAAAATCCAACCAATAGAGTTTGCACAAGCTAATAATTTGCCAGCGTGCGAATACTCGGTTGTTAAGTATATTTGTCGGCATAAAAACAAAGACAAAATTAAGGACTTAAAAAAGGCAATTCACTTTATTAAGTTATTGGCCAAGCTAGAATATGACGTTGAACTGTAATGAAAAAGATTGGACTAATAACTAAAACAGCTATTGCCAAGGTTGAAAAAACCTTAAATTTTGCGGACGGGATAATTTCGGTTGAAAACAAAGGCCTAGACAGTTCGCTTTATGGGCAACGGGCCCTATATGACCGGCTAGAGGTCCTTTATTTGTTTAATAGTAAGAAATATACAACAAACATTTCGTCGCAATGGGGAACCACTGATAGGGCGGCAAACATATGAGGTCAAACGAACACAAGAAAATTGCCGAATCAACCGAGCGCGGTTTTCATAAATCTAGACGAAAGGTTTATGCCAAAATAAGCAAACCAGTTAGTTGGAACGGTATTTATTTTGAATCGGGCGCAGCATTGGCCAGGCATTTAAAAATAATGCCTAGTGCGGTTTCTAATTACATTAAAAAGAAAAACAAATTAAAAGGGCACGTGCCCGAACGAATAACTAAAGAGGTTTATAATGAGCGAAAACAACGAGAACAAGAAACCCACGAACCGTTTTGATTATGTGAAATTTGACGAAACTCACGCCGAGTTGTCCGAGGCTTTTAAAGAGGGTTATTCGGCAATGGCGGAAAACATTGAATCAATTAAGGGTTTACCTAAAGAGGCCCAGCGCGCCCGAGCGTTATGCTTAACCAAACTAGAGGAGTCATTTATGTGGTTCGGGAAAATGGTTAGGGATTCACAGGTTGCAATGAACGGGTCTAGCGAACATTTACCGGAACGGAATGATTCGTAATGGACCCCGACGAACGAGCATTAAAATCATTACGAGAATCGCCGGAATTGTTTATTACCGACGTTCTAGGGTCCAACACCATGGAACCCTATCAAGCAATGATTTGCGAGAACGTGGCCAAACACTCTAGGGTTGCCGTTTCCGCTTGTCATGCCGTTGGGAAAACCTGGTTACTCGCTCGAATCGTTTTATGGTTCCTTTATAATTATCGAGGGGCCAAGGTGATAACCACCGCCCCGACAAATTTACAGGTTGAACAACTATTGTGGGGCGAGATTCACGACGCCGTTAATAAGTCGAAACATACCCTAGGCGGTCATTTAACCAGTAAAAAATTAGAGCTAGAACGAGGGAATTGGTTTGCGCTTGGGTTTAGTCCCGAGAAAAAAGCGGCCTCGGATTCGGGCGAACAAGCGGGGTCCAACTTTCAAGGATTCCATGCAAATTATATTTTAGTAGTATTTGACGAGGCCGTTGGCATACCGCCCGACATTTGGAAACAAGTCGAGGGGTTATTAACGTCGGGGGCCATTGTTAAGTTCGTTTGCATTGCCAACCCAACAACTAAGAATTGCGACTTTTTTAAATGCTTTTCCAACGCAGCCTGGAAAAAAATTCATCTAAGTTGTTTCGACTCTCCAAACCTAAAAGCAAACAACATAAATAATTTAGAGGACATTGAACGCGAGGTTGATCGGTTGCGAGAAATGCCGGACGAGAAACGATTAGAGGAACTAGAAAAATACGTCATGCCGGTAACTCATTTAATCAACGCTCGTTATGTTATCGAAAAGGCGCTTGAATGGGGCGTTGATTCCCCGTTATTCCAATCTAAGGTTCTAGGCCAGTTTCCGGACGTTGACGATTCGTCAATGGTTCAATTAGGCGATGTTAAGGCGGCCCAAGCTAGAACCCATGGTTTTGATTTGGGTTGGAATGAAATCAAAAAAACAGGTAAAAAGGATTTAAGGGTTGTCGCCGTCGATGTTGCCAGGTTTGGCGAGGATTTGTCGGTATTCACTGAATTATATGGAACGGTGCAAACTA